TATCTGGACCATATAATACAGGCACTCCTTATATTGCGGCAAGCGGTGCCGCCAATGCCTTTCCCAATGGATACGGTTACTTAATGGGCGGTGGTGGTGGCGCTGGTTCAGCAGGTAGTTATCTTTTTGGTGGTGGTGGTAAGGACTCCAGCATTACTGGAACTCCTGTAACCTATGCAGGGGGTGGAGGCGGGGGTTATCAGGACTACGGAACAACCGGTTCTGGGTATGTACCATCATCAGGTCCATGGACTCCATCGAGCATATGGACTGCTAATCGATTTGGATCAGGTGGCCCAGGAGGAGGTGGGGACGGAGCCCTCATGTATAGAAATACCTATTCTCCAGGAACATCTTCTAACAATAGTAACGTTTCGGGTTTTAATGCAACGTCGGGAACTGCTAATACTGGAGGTGGAGGAGGTGGAGGAGGTGGAGGCATATCTGCCGATACTAATATTTTTCCTTCACCGGGATCATTTTACAGCCTGGCAGGAAGTGGCGGTTCAGGAATTATAATACTACGAATTCCTAGTAATTTCACGGCGACATTTAGTTCAGGAGTTACAAATACTTTAAGTACTGCTGTATCTGGGTTTAAAATTTATAGATGTACCGCTGGCAGCGGCACAGTTACATTTAGTTAATCGCTGATATTCACGGCCGTGCTAGCTAAGTAGTAGATGACGCATATAACAGACTATATAAAGGTCTATGACTTCCTTGATCAAGTATTCTGCAACGAAACTATTCAATATATCAACAGTCTCGAATGGCGAAAACACAGCTATAATGATCCTAGCACAGGTAAAAATATCACACATGATTATGATCTCAGTGTAACATCAGACGACATGTCTTATTATAGTTTGATTTTGTTTAAAAAACTATATAATATTATTCCAAGGTATTTTAATGATCTGGGAATGCCCAACATGTATGTTGGCCATCAGCCTATTAGATATAATAGATATGACGTTGGTACCAAGATGAATGTACATGCGGACCATATTCACACTATATTTGACGGTAATAAAAAAGGAATTCCAACACTAAGTCTGTTGGGATTCTTAAATGATGACTATGAGGGAGGAGATTTTATTCTCTGCGGAAAAAAAATAATTACAAAACCAGGGCAACTAATAATATTTCCCAGTAATTTCGTGTATCCGCACGAAGTTACCACAGTAACCAAAGGCACCAGATATAGTTATGTAAGTTGGTCCTTTTAACATTAAAAATACTGAAATCATATTTAAATAATACAAACTATAAGGAAATTCAATGAATATAATAGGATTATTTCCTGTTCCGGTTGGTCGTAAGGAGCTAGGAAGATTGCCAACTGAAAAGGAAATACAATTTGCTCTAGATCAGGATCGCCGCCCAAATACAGGCAATACTACAAGCACATCAGTTAAGATTCTTCGTGCTCCTGAAATGGCTGAGATTAATCAGTTCATTCAAGATTCTATCCAAGAGTATTCTGCTACAGCATTATCCATGCCGTCGGACCTTAAAATTGTAACTACACAAAGTTGGCTAAACTTTTCTGAAAAAGGTCAGTGGCATCACAAACACGCACATCCTAATAGTTTTATCAGCGGAGTATTTTATCTTCAAGGAGACAGTACAGATAGGATTTATTTTCACAAAGACAACTACAAACAATTAACATATAATCCTCAAGATTTTAATGCCTTTAACAGCGACACTTGGTGGCTGGAAGCCACATCTGGTATACTATATCTTTTTCCTTCGAGTCTACAGCACAGTGTTGATCCCGTTCAAAAGGATCACACTAGAATTAGCTTGAGTTTCAACACGTTCCTAGCAGGACGACTTGGCAACGAATATGAGCTTACTGGAATAGTGTTGAACGAACAAGAAGATTACTAGAGCTTGTTTTTTCTATAGTTAAACAAGCACTGCCATTTGGCATGCCAACGATTTAGCTTTTGTATGTTTATTTCTGCACTATCTCTAGCTTCGTTGGTATCACTGAAAAATATCTGCACAGCTAGATCTTTTTTGGTATTATCAATAAGTAGATCTAAGGTACTGTCATCAACACTCATCAATAATTTAATTATCGGATGATCTAGTTCTTCATTGTTTAGTAGATGCTGTGTCTGTAGAAACCATCGTTCCACGTAGCTGGTTTCTGGCCGAAAAATACTGTTGAGCAAGGGATTGTTGAGTCTAACGTCCCAACAATAGTAGAGATCTACTGATCTTGCTGACCTAAGTGGTCTTTCCTTTTTGGGAAACTGTATGATTTCTGCCATTTTTCTTATCCATCCAAGTGCTAAAATTATTGACCTTTTGCACAATTCTTGCACTGGAAATCATCTGTCTTGTTTTTGGATGCAAGGGGCTAGGCAGTCCTTTAAGATGAGTCCATGCATAACCGCTGTTTTCCCAGTTTAGAATAGGTGTGAATTCTGTGTTTACAACAACTATAAAGGTATCATAGATAAAGTCTTTTGACCTACTTTGATATCTGTGCAAAGGTAATATTTTTTCTATTCTAGTCAATTCTAGTTCTTCTTTGAGTTCTCTTACTAGAGCATCACTTGGTGTTTCATCATGTTCTACTCGCCCTCCGGGAAAGGTCCATGTATTAGGATTGCTTTCCTGCTCGGAACGTAGTACCATCATGACCTTATTTGTTTTCTTGCTGATAATTATACCACCAACTCCTCTGAACTGTTTCACAGGTATAATCTCCACCAGCCATTTTGATATGTGCCTTCTATAGCATTGATCCACTGTCCACTGCGCCATTCATAGTAGTAGCCAGTATTTGAATTTAGTACTACCGCAGTGCTATTACTTTCACTGTCAAAGCTCACTGTCCATGTACTGCCGTTATACTGTATAATGTCATTGGCAGTGGCACCAACTACACCCCAAAAATTACTATTGGGCAGATCTTCTAAGATCAAATAACGCTGTCCTGTTGCACTAGCAGGAAGATTTTTACCAGGTGCGCTCTTTGATGGATTTACAATAGCATTGACTGCGGGCACTGTGGTAGAAGGCATAGTGTCGTTGTCAATTGTTATGGTTAAGACATTACTCAAAGTTGGATCATAGCCGTCGATAGTAGCTATGATGTCATTGCTGAAGTCGCTGGGATCTGGTCCTCTGCGTAGTCTAAGATTGCTAATGCCAAACCTAACTTCTCCATAGGGTTTGAGTTTTTCTTCCCAGCTTAGTAGATTTCCATCTTCGTCGGTTTGACCACCCGATTGATTCAACAGTATGGCCTTGTCGCCTTCAATTCTTACCTGTAGTCGCATGTTTTCAAAGGTCACAACTACCCATTGCTTGTTAGGTACAGGATCACCTGGCACCCAATCAACAATTTCTCCATTCTTCATACGTTTTATCTCATTGAGAATAGTGTGTATTAGAACCTGTCTCTTGACCTTGGCAGGAGGATTGATCAGCACAGGTAAGACAAAGTTAAGAGCTGCCACATCAATGATGTCATCTGTGCCAGTAGGCACTTGACGCACACTCCATACCACGTTGACCAGTTCAGTATAGGTTAAGTTTGACCAATCAAAAGGATTGTCATTGGTCTTTAGATTTATACTGGGATTAAACAAAACCAATAACTGTTCCATTAACTGTAGTTTCTGTTCAGTATTACTGGTCCATATATCAGTTTGTACAGTTAAATCATAAGGCACTGGCATGTATCTTTCTATGGTATAACTATTGCCTATTTCATCAGGAATATATTCGCCTGTTGTAGTGTCAAATTTTTTCTCGTAGACACGAATTCTATCTACGTGTGTTGGGTTAGTCCTACGTTCAGCACTGACCTGTAGGTCAGTAATATAGCAACTGATAAAAGGTACAGTGTTAATCATGTTCTCACTTTGGTTTTTCATGATGTGAGCAGCCATACGATTAATATCACCGTAGCGTACGGGAACCTGTATGTAGGATTCATTTCCTTCTCTGTCCTTACCAGTTTTCACACTGAACCCACCTAATATTCTCATAAACTGTATTAGGTATTTTCGTATCTGTTCGTCGTAAAAAAATTGCATGATTAATAATCGGTTTTAGGTTTAATAACTTGGCTTAGTGCTTGTCGTTCGGGCATTTCTTCGCTGCCTATCACTGTGGTTGATTTATTGTTGATAAACGAAGCAGCATTTAATACTTTATCTTTTACATCCACTGGACCGTTAGGCACATCTATTCTTTGCCAACGAGTTCCTCTGTAAACAAAGAGAGTTGGAGGATTGTAGTCTGTTCTCATAAAAAATTCTCCCTGTGCCGGATTAATGGGAAAACTTAGTCCACTGGTCAAGGGTTCACCATGGTCATAGGTCTTGGCTGCGCCAGTTTGATATTTCTTAGTTGCGTCTGTTATGAGATTAGCATCATCATCTAAGATAGTAGGAGCAAGTTGTTCACCACGCTCTATTATAGCATTGCTAATATCCAATTCACGTTGATAGGTACTAAGTGCATCTTTAAGAGTGTCTACATCGTTGTCAGCTTTGTTCTTTAGGATATCTCTGTATTCTTGTGCATCAGTCATCGGACTGGCCTTGATACGCCATATATGTGGATACCAAGTTTGACTGAATCCTTCAGCAGCACGAGCAGCGTCTTGTATGACATAGAATTTATTGATAGCAGGCTTGGTCTGATCCAGCAGTAGATCATCTCTAACATGCGGTAACTCGATAACATCTCCTGCCATGAGCTTACGACCCATGCGTTCTATCATGTCGTTGGTATGAAAGGTTATAAAAATAGTATCAGCACTTAGGAATAAACCAAATTGTGTTAGATCAAAATCCTGATCTCCCACATTGTAGACGCCACGCAGTTCGTAGACATCGGGATCATAGATTCGATCTCTAATTTCCAAGAATAACAAATCTTGTATTTTGGTTTCATCCAACGTACTTTCAGCTCGATAATTGGGTTTAGTAGGATCTGTACTGGCACCCTGATCAGCAGGCTGCAGGTATTTGTGAACTAGTACAGCAGTACCACCAACAAAGAATTGTTCACGAATCACCTTGTCCATGAAATGGTAGTCTGCTGTTTTTTCGTTTTTCCAAAGGCTTAGTCTAGGCATAGTAATACTATTTACCTCCCATTCAATTTATGAAATTTTAGCACGTTCGTTGTTTTTTAGCTACAAAAACAGTTATAGTGTGTTTTATCTTACCATTATGGTAGATTTAAATATAGTCTACATGTACAATTAAAGATATAGGCAACTATATAAGTTGTATATGATTTTAAAAAGGAAAAAAGGATGAAAAAACTTTTATTAGCAGCATTGATTGCTGGAGCTGCTACCGCAGCACAGGCTCAGACTAGCTTATATGGTCTAGTGGATGGATACCTTGGTC